CGACCTACACGGTCAGCAACAATACGGTCTAGCTCTGTTTGTGAAAACGTCTTTTCCTGACTTTCTACTGCTGCTGTGTCAGTATCAGCTTCTGTACCCATGATTTCGTCGCTCATGTAACGTGCCTCTTAAAGAGTATTGGTGAATAGTAATTGTAACATAAGTTATTTATTTCTTTACTTTCTTCTTTTTCTTCGGACGGCCAACCTTGCTGCCGTATGTTCCTTTACCTTGTGGCATGATTATTCCTCGAATACACCTCTGAACCTATGGCGGCAATTGTAGCCACCACGCACAACGAAAGGATCGCCGCTGATTTTCCCAGCCCACGAACCCTCCCAGATACTGTCTATCTCTTCTTTGGTATAAGTCTTTCCTACGTGCCTTTCGCAAAAGTCTCTAGTAGCCTCATCATCTGGACCATAGTATTTGAACTCTGTGGCTCCGGCATCAATGGCAATCTTAGTGTTTACGGTTGCATCAAACTGCATAAGGGCATCGTGCAAGCCCTGACTAGCGTATCTGCCAAGGTCAGAACTAACGGATGCTTTGATAGTGTTCAAGCTTTGGGCGAATGTAGCGCCTGTCAGCGTGCTTTCGTAAAGCTCCTTAGACACCGCGTCAAGATAGTTCTGGCCAAGGTCCTCAAACCCTTTAAAGGTCATCGACTGTAGCTCAGATATAATGCCAGGATCTAGCTTAGTAACGTCAGCATAAGTGTTTAACATCGCCGCTACATCATCGGCTATCACGGTATACTCTCGGACCAAGCCATCAACGGTTGCTAGATACTCCTGCTCTATAGCATTGCGTAGCTGAACCCTTGCCGCTATCGCCCATTCAAGATCAAACAAAGACCCATCTTTAAGCGGTGCAGTGGCCATCAGATCAGTTATCCGATCCTCCAGCTTAACTAAAGCGGCAGCCAGTTTCTCTTGGTGACTGTCCGCTCTAGCTATTACTGACCTTAACTGGTCAACGTCCGCTGGCATTAGAAGCTTCCAATGTCAGAAGGCGCGCTTTCCTCTCTAGGCTCGATGAGAGTGTCGCCACCCTCAATGTCATCTAAGCCAATCTTTTCTCTAACCTCGTTAGGAGTAACAACGCCAGCATCAATGTGATAGCTGTATATCTGCGTCTTATCCGAGAAGTCACCAAGTACAGATGCCGATGCTTCAATCTCAACGTGGGCCTTAGCAAGGTTTTCATCATCAAGAACAAGGTCAGCTATCTTCTTGTCTATCTCCAGCATAAGGGTTACAGACTTAACGCCGGTAGATCGCATCTGCTGAAGGAACACAAGCTCTTGATCATAGTCTCTTAGATCGAACGCATCAGGATAAAACACCTCAACGTCCGGGGTTACTTCCTGCCACTCGGCAAACAACTGCCATAACTGCTCTTCAGCAAGTTCTAAGATGTCAGCCTTTTCCGATAGCTTTGCATTCAGCATTTGGAATTCAGTCTGCATGGCAACGCCTGATTGAGTCATTGCAGTAGTACCGCGAACAGCACCCATGTGAGACATACGGTTAATAGATTGAACCTTATCTTCAATGGCAGCGCGTACAGCGTCAAGGTTCTGACCGCTAGGCTGCATCTGATAGGGCTTCATGTTGCTATCCATATCATCCGGCATATTGATCACAGAGCCAGCGCCTGCACTTGCATCGGTGTTATAGGTCTTAACCAGAGTCGGGTGATTAGATATGCGAATAAGCTGCTCGATCTCTGACAGCTCTTGGTAGATAGCTTTCTGCATATAGGCAGCGTCTGACAGGTCGCTGATACCAATACCGCGAACCACTGACCGCTGGGCAGGTAGGAACACGGCAGGGATCTTGCCTAACACGTTATCCATGCGCTCGATGAACTCATCTACCTCGTTTAAAGACTTCCAGCTTTCGATGCTGTCTTCACGCCAGATGCGGTAATAGGTTTCCTTCTCGGTGTCGCTAATCTCTTCGATAGCTTCACGCACTTTCAAGTAGACCAGTTTAAAGCGCCCTGAAGCAGTCCTTTCGTATTTCCAATCCATCACATTTTCTGGGGTGAACATGGTTACATAGGGACGTATATCCTGAGCAAGCTCTTCTGCCTTTGTGCCAGCATTAGATTCAGGTTTATCAATCATCAGCCAGACATGGCCGTACACTGAGGACCAGACCTGAGCCTGTCGCATGAAAGCATTAAAGCTTCTGCCGTCAAGGTCAGAGTCTTCCATAAAGCTGGCCACAGCAATATCATTAGCTAAGGAGTTAAACTGCCTTACAGGTGGTACACGCCACAGGAAAGAACTGTAGATATGCACGATATTCTTGCAATGGTTATCTAATGGGGTTAAGTCAAGCCTGCGGTTGTATTCGTCTTTGTCTTCGTTGACGTATCGAGTCAGATACCCGCCGTCCTTGTAATCTTCACCGCCCATGTAGCTGCGAAGAAAGAACTCCCAGCGATACTTATTGTTGTCATATTCTGGGTGCGTGTAATCAATATCTGTGCTTCTCATTAAGTCCACCTTGTGGGCTGTTGAATCTTATGTTCTGTCCGTACTGGGAACAGGTATTCTATCAAGTAACCTAAAGCATCATTCATGTGGTCAAAGCCGTCCTTGTTAGGCTGGCTCGTTCCTTCTTTGTATGTCTGTCGCTCTAAACCTTTGATAGTCTGTTTGCATTTTGGGTCTATATACAAATAACGATCACCACTACTTGATAGCAATCGACTATTTACCGCGTTTATACGATCCCGTACCAGTGCGTGACTGTTTTTAGATTTAACGCTAAAGCCTGCATTTTGTAGAATGCTAAGGTCCGTCCTTCCACCTGCGCTTGTCTTCCTTTGCCGTGAGGCTGGGTCAGGGTAGATTATAACAGGTCTGTCGCCATACCTTGAACGTATCTCCGAAACCATCTCATCAGTGTTAGAACCGAACATAACGATTTCATCAATAGCCAATAACGTATTGCCATGACGCAAACAAACAACGGCACTCATAGGGTCGATATTAAAATCTAATCCTATGTGCAGCGTGCTGCCATTATCCTCTATTTTTTGAACAGAATCTTCGCGGCTAAAGCCATAATAAATGATGCCACTGTAGTTGACAAACGCGGCTTCATACTCTTGCTGGAATGTGCGCTCATCTAGGTCAGCCCTTGCAGCCGAAACTTCCTCTTCTGGTACGTTCCCGCCCTGTAGAGTTGTGTACTGAAAGCTGGACCAATTAGCATCGCCATCAATACCCTTGCCCCAAATGTCGTAAAAGTGGTTTCTACCTTTTGGCGTTCCGATAAATAAGCAACCACCTTGGCGGTCAGACAGTGAAGGTCTGAGGACTTCATACCATGCCTCTGGCCGCATATCTGCAAACTCATCTAGCACAACAAAGTCTAAGGCTCGCCCACGTAGGTTATTTGGCTTCTCTGCGCCCTTTAGAGCGATTACAGAGTTATTGATAAGGCGTAGGGTTAGGCTAGTCTCGTTGGTCTTAGAAACGTATTGTCGGGGTATAGAGGCTATCAGCATATCCCAAGCAATTTCCTTGGCCGCTCCGTAGGTTGGCGCGACATACCAAACATTTCTATTTGGACCTTTGACGGCTTGCTCTAGTATCTTCCCGGTAGACAGAAAGGTCTTCCCGAATCGCCTACCAGCCACAACAGAAACAAAGCGGCTAGGGCAAAGGAATATCTCACTCTGCGGTAGGGTTAATTGCACGCGGGTCTACCATGATGTTGATTTGTGGTATCTCTTGGACTGGCTCAATGTGTTTCTCGCCCCAGTTCTCTCGATCCCTGTGCTTCAGATAAAAGATAATAGCCGTGTTATCACCGCCCATAGCTTTTTCAAACAATTGGTTTGTGATTTTATCCATGCCAGAACTGCGGCCTCTTTTTATAGCCTCCAGAAACTCAGGGTATTCGTTCTGTCTGTCGTACACTGTAGCGTCTGACACACCAAGGCAATCAGCTATCTGTGAGATAGTAAGGCCCCTAGAAGCCATCTCGCCAGCTTGCTCGCATATAGCTTCGTCAGGTATCCACTTAGGTCTTCCGGTCATTATGCCTCTGCGCCAAATGTTTCTTTATGGTTCATAGATGGGTTGTGCAAGCCGATAGTCAGCTCGTCTGGTGGTAAGGCGTTTAACCGCATATCTACGGAGTCACACCATAGGATCAGGGCTGCCTTAATCTGGAAAGATGCTGATGGGCATACCATTATATTTTGAGTAATGTTGTCAATCTGCATTTGCAAATCATACCAGCCATGCTCTTCACAATCTAATATACGCTGGGTAAGTTGTAACTGCTTCATGCTTGCCTCCCGCATTTCTGCTTTATTGGCACCAACATAATATCAGTTTTCTTTACATAGTAAAGGGTAACCATTCTACCATAAAAAAAGACCCCGCTAGGAGTCTCTTTTGAATTCATCTTTGGCAATCGCTGCCAGACCTAACACCACACACACTATCCCATACAGAACCACAATACACCTCTTAATTGATTAAGGCGCGATTATAAGAGTTATCTAATATGATCGGAAATGCAGGCTTATTATGAAAGGCATACCATAAATGATATAGGTTCTTTGTCGCGGCAGGGGAACCAAGCCTGAGTCACCAGCCCGAAGGCCATCGCTATCTTCAAACTGTTAAAAATAGCTAATGCATATTACACCCCCTTGCGTAAATGAATAGGTGGTTCGTTCTCGATCACTGGTGAACCAAGCCAGCTTCAAAGGTCGGGGGAACCTCGATCTTAATTACAGCGGGTATTACCCCAAGAGTTTTTCTTGTATGTTAGGCCTGTTCCATTGTCTCTGGTACTGCCCCATGCGTCAATTTCATACGCATTGTCCGCTCGCACCTCGGAAAAGCAAGAGAGCACTCATCTGAGGATATATTCACAAGCGTGCTCAAGGTCGTCTCTTCGTAGCCGAATGATTTTTTCTTTTTGCATCTGGCTAGAGGCCTTCTTAAGCGCGGCAATCGGCAAGTGACCATTGTTTTCTTTTATAATGTTCCCCAAGTAGCATGACTGGTTTTTTTTGATTGCCGACTTTATAACTGAACGAGCCTCTAGGATTTGCTCCTCAGATGGCTCAATCGTCTCGTCTATTTGGGGCTTGTAGTTTGCATCCATTGTCTCTTTCCAAGTTAAGTGCTTCTG